AATAAATAACAGTATCGGCGGCGTAACTACAACCAACCCCGCCTTGATAGTAACCGCTGCTTGTGGGTGTTGTTCCTACAAGGTATTTCATATCTATTCGGCTAGTAGTAGAACGGGCAGTGATATTGAACAACACACGGTAATGCTTATATGTAGAACTAAACACGCCAGTCACATTGGACGGGGTAGTGGTCAGCGACAAAGTGCCACTAGCAACCTTCCACAAACCGACTGCGTTCATGTTTGCGGCGGTAAGCACCTCACCCGTAGTAAAAACTGGAACTGGCATAAAATCTCCTTAATACGCAAGTTTATTAAAATCCAACTGACCAAACGTGGCGTTATCCAAAATTAGATAAGCGTTTAGATCAGCCCCGGACAAGAAAAACGTAAACGACGACTCAGCAGGCGTAGCCGACATAGTTACACCCTCGACAATGCACTGAAACGTCGTGCCACGAAAAGTGACCGCAACCTGACGACCCACCGTCTTACCGAACTCGCCGTTTACACCAATCTTGTCCAGCTGAAAACTTGACTGGGCGTCACCCTTACAAGTAATCGAACTAATAGCAAAACGCGCTGTGCCGTAGTTAGCCAGCAGATAGTTGGCGTAGTCGGTTGCCTGTGACGTGGTTTCGCTCAACGTGTTTGTTTGGTAGGTGCGGTAAGGCAGCACCGCGCCAGCCTGCGTCACAGTGGCGGCACCAGCGGTTTCAGGGGTGACCGTGACCTGCGTGTAAAAGTTGTCTGCCAGGCTGTCAAAGTTGATTTCGCTGTACACCTGATTGGTGGCGTTGTTAGCCACATCGGAAAAATTGACGGTGCTGACCGAGTCGTAAAACGGAGAAATGACCGTAGATCCGTTGTAGGCGATACCGTCCCACAAACGGCTGTTAGTGCTTTGGCAGACACGGTTCACCCAGTCGCCCCACGTGCTGTTTACAGTTGTAGCTGCAAGTCGAGTAGACGACGACAACGGCAAATAACCAAAGTTCAGCCCGGTCTGTGTGTTGGCGTTTTGGAACTGGTCAATAATCGTGGACGCAGCCATTGAGTAGCCGTTGCCTTGCATACGGCCCACAGCAGCAAACGCACCTTCGCACGAAATGCGCAGAAAGTCGGCGTTACCGACGCCCGCTGAATACGGCATTCCGTAGGTTGCGGACACGTCTGTAATTTCGCCGTACCAGACCGGGTAAGACACGCCAGTGGTGTTAGAAATCCTGATGTACGACCCAGTCACAAGTTGTGTGATTGGTGACGCGTAGCCAGTTGGGTAACGCATCTCAAAGGACGCAGTTGACGCGTTGACCTGATCTAGTTGCGCGCGTTTACCGATGTTTACAAATATGTTTTGAACGTTGGTTAAGTCCGTCCAGCTGGTGCCGTTAGTGGAGTAGGCGACGGTGTAGGACTGCAACGGCATGGCTAGTAGATGTTGCTTACTCGAATAGGTACGGATCCGTTTTGGCGCATATAGGTGCGCAACGCTGAGACAACCGCGTTGGGGTCTCCACCGTTTACGTGGATGGTGACGTTTGTGCCGCCACCCATTCCAAAGTCGCCCATACGGCTCAACGGGATAACCGCTTCAGGTTCGCCACCTTCACCCACCATCGCCAGTGTTGGGGCGGTCACAATGCCGCCCTGAGCGAGCGCAACGATACGCGAGTTGGCAAGGCCGCGTGTGGCGTCTTCTTCGCCTAGACGGCCGATGTTGATTTTGCCGATGCTGGGGATGTCTTTGCCGGGCTTGACAAGGTTGATGCCTCGAATGACAAGGTTGATGGCGGTTGCCCACGCGTTAACCATGAACTCGAAGTAGGACGCGATGCCGTTTACAACGGATCGGACGACGTTGCGGAATGTCTCGAATTTGTTGTAGGCGGCGATGACACCAACGACTAGGAGCGCGATGCCAGCTGCGATTGCCGAAAATGGGTTAAGTGCCATGGCAAGGTTTACAGCCATGATGGATGCGGCGATAGCGGCAATTGCCCCGGCAACAGTCAGAAACAGTGTCGGGTTTTTGGCGGCCCAATCGGCGAACTTGGTTAGGTACGGCAGTACTTTTTCGAGTGCTGGGAGCAGTGCAGCACCGATGGACTCTTTAGTCTCAGAAAACTGCAGTGACATACGTTTGAACTGTCCTGCAGCGGTGTTAGCGGCTTCGCTGGCCGCGCCACCCGTGGTGCCAGCAATCTTTGCCATGACCTCTTCGAATGACGCGCCGTCTTTAATCATCTGGCGGTATTCAGGAGCCAATTTGGCTAGGGCGGTCATGTTTCCGCCATAAGCCTTTTCCAAACTTTGAACCACGGTTTGGAGCGGTTTTCCCGTCGCCGCACTTATGTCCATGGCCTGTGTGGCTAGTTTCTGTGCCTCAGTAACCGAACCAGTCGCCTTAGCCAACTTGGCGAGCGCGGGACGCAACTCGTCGTCGGCGACACCCAACAACTGGCCCTGAGTGCTAATCCAATCCTCGGTGGACGCAATCTGAGCGTCGGTCGCCCCGGTGGTTTTACGCAGGTTATTGGCGAGCAGGTCTTGCGCTGCGGCGTCCTCGATAGCACCCTTCGTGGCGTCGAATAGTGCTGCACCGACAGCGGTAAGTGCGGCGGCGGCAGGCACTGCGGCTTTCTTAATAGCAAACTGGGCTTTCTTGCCAGCACCTTCAAGCTGTGCAAACTCCTGCTTGGCCTTAGAGATGACGTTGCCGCCATTCCACTCGGCAATGATTGGGATACTGATGGCCATTAGCGAAGCTCCTTGTTTACAAGTTCAATCACAGCCTGAACGGCCTTCTGCATTTCGCCTGACACCTGATCTTGTTTGCTGTAAAGCGACGGCCCAAGAACACGGGTGTGAGCGGGCTTTAATGGCCCTAGCGCGTCACCGAGACTGTTTTGGTTAGTGCGACCAGCCGACTCAAAGATGGCTGTAGCGGCGTCGCGTTGTTCCAGCAGAATTACCGCGGTCTTACGACGGTCGCCTTCCACCTTCACCTTTAAACCTCGCACAGCCTTAGAAACGTTGTATGGGAATAACTTACGCCCATTCTGTTGCCAGTTGCGGGACATACCAGACAACGGCACACCAAGCGTTGTGTAACGGTTCTGTGCTTCTTGGATAGCGGGCTGGGCAATCTCGGTGGCCTGTGCAGCGAACTGTTTACGCAAGCCCGGCTCAATCTTGTTCAGCGAACGGACAGCCTCCTTAGCACCCACCATGTCGGTTCTAATGCTTGCGGCCACGTTTCGCTTCTTTCGCTTGTTCTTTCAACACATCGATGACCGTTACTAGGTCTTGCGTGTCGAACTGTATTTCTTTGGGCCAGTAACCGACCGCAACCAGCACCTCGGCTAGTTGTCGGGAGTAACTGCCCCGTCTGAAGGGTTTACGGGTTCCTCACTCACAATGTCAATACCATCGAGCTTCTTCAGGTAATCGTCAAATGAGATAGGCACCGGGATGTTCTGCTGTTTACACGACTCGAACGCTAGGAACGCTAAATGTTCAAGCGCGATACCTTGTGCAAGGTCTGACGCGCGGATCTTGAACTTGCGTTCCATAGCGACGACTGTAAACAGATTGGTTGTCACTTCGTAGGCGTTGCCGCCTGCTTCGGTGACTTGCAGTTTGATTTTCATGTGTTTCTCCCTAACTGATGTTTACGGTGCTGTGACGTCGCGCGCCCAAGTGCCGCCAACAAACGTTAAATCCACAGAAGCCAACTCACCGACGGTGCTGTTGATTACTGGGGCGTTCGCAAGCATTGCGCCTGTAATGGTGTACTCAGGGTTAGACGCAGACTCGGTTGTGCCTGATGGGCTGATAACCAGAGTGGTTGAACCTTGACCGACGGCAGCTGCAAGCATTGGCTCGACTTCGCCTGTGCCGTACGACAGGAACAAGGTCATTGTGACCTCGACGGACTGAAGACCGCCAACGTACTTGTGGCCAGTGTCGCCAAAAGCGGTGGACTCAAGCTCGTCTGCGCCAATAGTCAAAGTAAGCGCGGTGCATTGATCTGACACGTCGTAGGACGTTGCGCCCTGCGTAATGTTTACAGTTGCATTGCTAAGGAAAGTTGTTGTTGCCATTGGTGTCTCCTATTGGCGTTTAATGGCCACACGAACTGTGAGGTCATAGGTTGGTAGGTCTTGCCCACCGACCGACACCACACCGGGTGACAGATCGGTAACGGCAATCGCCGAGTTCATTATTTGGTCGGCGATGGTCATTAGATAATCGCCCGCGTCTTGGTTTCCGGGGGGTGGA